GGCTTCGCGGGATCGCGTCGCGTATAGATGAAGGACGCCGAGGCCGAAGGCCCGACCCACCCCCCCGCCGGCAGCCGGCGCGCAGCGCCTGGATCAATCATGCCTTCCTGTATAAATTTTCTGTAGGCCCAATCTTTCGACTGTTTGTAGGTGGTTGATATTAAATAGAATTCCAATAGAATTGCGCCCAAATATCTATCGTAAATAGCGGTAATTTATGGCCTATAGCACTCCGACTAAGTTCACCCGAGGTTACGATTTCAGTTCGTATCAAACCTCTAATCCCGCCGACCCGCTACCAGCAAGCAGTGTTGACTCCCAACTGGACAACATCGCCACGCATTACAACAAGACCGTCGATAACCTCGTCGTTATCCAGAGGTCAGATGGCAAACTTGCGAATAATGCCGTACACATCCAGACGTTTGATACTGCTGCCCTTGCCTTAATCGGCAACAACTTCACCCCCAAGGGGGATTGGGGTGCCACTACTACCTATGCTGCAAACGATATGGTCGAGCAGTCTGGGAACGTGTACATAGCGTTAGAGGCTCATACCTCATCGGCAGCATTTTCGACCGACGATGCCAAGTGGCAGATCATTGCCAATTCCTCGATCTCGACGGACGCTGCCACGGTTGAAAATTTCACAGGAACCGGATCAACTTCAGTTTTCACGACCTCGGTCACTTACCAAAGCGCGAACAACGCTCAAGTATTTGTCAACGGCGCACTGGTAAGACCGACTACTGATTACACTTTATCCGGCACCACACTGACGTTCACTGCCGGTTACGGGCATCCACCTTCTGCTGCGACGATCCTTATCTGGGGCGTCTCCAGCACGGTTGCCAGTATCACGACGAGCGTCAACAGTGCCTCTGCAAGCGCGACAGCAGCAGCAGCCTCGCTCGCCACATTCCAGGGGCAGTACCACGGGGCAGCGTCCAGTGATCCGTCTTCGGGTCTGAACACGGGCGACCTCTATTTCAACACTTCTGACAACATTATGAAGACCTATAACGGGTCAGCATGGGTGAGGATTCAGCCGACAAGCGCAGATCAGGCACACATTAATACCGTGTCTGGAATTAGTGCGAATGTCACCAGTGTTGCCGGTAAAGCAACTGAGATCGGACGGCTCGGCACGACCGACGCCATCGCAGATTTAGCGTTGCTCGGAACCGCAGACGCGGTGGCCGACATGAACACGCTGGCCGTGGCCGACGTCATCGCAGATATGAATACCCTCGCTGTCGCAGATGTGATCTCAGACATGAACACGTTAGCGACCGCCGACATCGTTTCCGACATGAACACCCTCGCGGTAGCTGACGTTATCTCGGACATGAACACGCTTGCCACAGCAGCCAACGTGACCGCGATGGATACGCTAGGCACCTCTGCAAACGTGACTAACATGGCCACGAACGCGACCAATATCGCCAACATCAACACTGTCGCTGCGGACGCGACGGACATTGGTGCGGTAGCGGGCAAGGTGACGGAGATCGGGCGACTGGGTACGGCTGACGCCGTTACAGACATGAATACCCTCGGCACCAGTGCCATCGTTTCTGACATGGACACCTGTGCGACGAACGCCAGCAGCATAACAAGCACGGCGGGGGCGATTGCTAACGTCAACACGGTTGCGACCAACCTGACCAATATCAATACCACGGCAACCAACATTGCTGACGTCAACGCATTTTCCGAGATCTACCGGATTAGCTCGAGTGCGCCGTCTACCAGTTTGGACGAAGGCGATCTGTGGTGGGATTCAACAAACGATGCGTTGAAAGTCAGGACGTCAAGTGCCTGGTACGACCCCGTAGGCACCGCCAGCACCCACGCCACCAACGCTGCCAGCTCGGCAACGAGCGCAGCATCTCACGCAACCACTTTTTCCGGCCTCGGACATTACGCCGATTACGGCGATCTGACCGCAGCGGGCTCACCAACTGATTACGGAGCATTAACGTAATGCCAACTGCTATTCAAAGACGTCGCGGAACGACCTCGGCGCATTCATCTTTTACCGGCCTAGTCGGGGAACTTACTGTTGATACCGACAAAGATACGGTTATCGTGCATGACGGATCGCAGGCCGGTGGTTTCCCGCTTGCCCGCGCAACCTCAGACCATGCCCTGCAGGTCGGCACGATCAAGATCACGGGTGGCTCTCCCGGCGCTGGCAAGTACCTTCAATCCGACGCAGACGGTGACGCTTCATGGGCAACGATTTCTGCTGGGGGCGACACCAGTTCTTCCAGCTCGTCCTCTACAGATAATCAGATCGCCCGATTTGACGGCACCACGGGTAAGACGATCCAGACCTCATCGCTTGTTGCGGATGACTCCGGCAACATTACCGCAGGCGCATGGACAGCAACCGATGTTGCCGTCGCCCACGGTGGCACGGGTGCATCAAGCGCGTCTGCAGCGAGAACAAACCTCGGTGTCGTGATCGGCACTAACGTACAGGCATACGACGCCGACACTGCGAAGCTCGACGTTGACCAGTCTTGGTCTGGCTCTCAGAGAGGCACGGCGTCATCAGTCACCGATGGCACTCTGGATCTGAACACCGCGAACAACTTTTTCTATACGCCCGGTGGCGCGGATGTGCTTGAGTTCTCCAGCGAGACATCAGGCCAGTCTGGCTTTATCAAGGTCATCAATACGTCCGGCCACGCGATCTCGGTCGGCGGTGAAGTAAAGAAGGGCGCATCGTGGGACATCTCAACGGCAGGCACTTATCTTGTCTCTTACCTCTGCGACGGCACTAACGTATACGTCTCTGCAAGCGAGGCGCTTTCCTAAATGCCCGTTCTCCAAACAGGTCTGGCGACGCCTTCGGCGTCATCGTTTGAGATTGAGCAGTCAATTCGCGTTGATGATGGCGACTCTGCAAATTTAAGCCGGACGCCAAGTAGCGCAGGCAATCGTAAGACTTGGACATGGAGCGGTTGGATCAAACGCGGAAACCTTGCAACGGGCAGTAATCAATGTTTCTTTTCTGCCGGTGTTGATGGATCGAACTATCAAAACCTAGCGTTTAATACGTCCGACAAACTTATTTTTGAGCATTACGAAAGCAATGTTCTAAAAGGTGCGCGAACCTCATCAGCGGTTTACCGTGACCCCTCGGCGTGGATGCACTGCGTTGTCGCTTATGACACGACTCAATCAACCGCAAGTGACCGCATAAAAATTTATGTGAATGGGGAACTGCTAACAGACTTTTCTTCTACAACTGATCCCGCTCAAGACCATGACGGCATTGTTAATAACACCGTTGAGCATCGTCATTTTTCGATTGGTTACGGCGCGTATTGGTTGTTTGACGGCCTAATCGCTGAGGCGCATTTTGTAGACGGTACCGCGCTTACTCCGGCGAGTTTCGGTGAAACCAGTTCATCACACGGCCAATGGGTTCCAAAAGACACCACTGGCGCGATCACCTACGGCACGAACGGCTTTTACCTCAAGGGCGCGGACAGCGCGCTTGCGAATAGTTTTACGGACAACAGTTCGTCATCTAAAACCATAACCGCTAACGGTGACGTAGCCCACTCCCGCGCTCAAGCAAAGATCGGCAGTTCATCCATTAAGTTTGATGGTACTGGAGATTTTTTAAGTTGCGCTGATTCAAGCGACTGGTCATTCGGAACAGGTGACTTCACTCTTGAGACTTGGGTGCGCTTCAATGACAGCGCGGGAAGTGAAAACCTTTTCAGCCAATATCAAGACGGCTCAAACCGATGGTATTTGTCCGCTGATCTGACAAACAATTCTTTAGGCTTCTACGATGCCGGAAGCGGTATGGATGTTGAACAGACAGTTGTAACGTGGGTCGCAGATACTTGGTATCACGTTGCGATGGTCAGAAGTTCTGGAACGGTGACGTATTACGTTGACGGAACGGCTTACACGATTTCCGGAACAAGTCCCGGCGGGAACATCACAAACAACACTGGAACACTTCAGATCGGCCAGTACAACACTGGCGATAACTTAAACGGCTATTTAGACCGGATAAGAATCTCTAACAGTGCTAGATATACAAGTGCCTTCACTCCATCCACAACAGCGTTCGCCTCGGACTCAAACACCAAACTCCTGATCCAATCAGACTTTAGCGGTGGGCTAGGCGCAGATAGTTCTGGGAATAAAAACGATCTAACCAGTGCCAACCTCACTGCCAACGATGTTGTCTTGGACGCGCCAGGACGCAACTTTGCTACGCTGAATCCTTTAGATGGTTTCAATAGCATGACTGCTACTGAAGGAAATTTAAGAGCGCATACTAACTCTGGAAGTAATCCTAAGATAAATGCTACCTTCCAAATACCGCAGTCGGGTAAATGGTATTGGGAGTTTGTAGATCAGCATGGACTCTCCATAATGATCGGTGTAGTTGACCAAATTAATACAGGCAGTGTGTATAGCAACAACAACTCCGTTATATATAACTCTGGAGATGGCAATAAATACAACTTTTCGTCTTCGGCCAGTTATGGAGCAAGTTGGACTACTGGCGACATAATTGGTGTGGCATTTAATAGAGATGATAATGAGATTACGTTCTACAAAAATAATGCTTCCCAAGGGACATTAACGATAGGTGGAACAGCCGCTCAACGCGCCAGATTAATGCCGATGATTGGTACTGGAACTACTGGTACTGGTGGAGGAACCTTCAACTTCGGTCAAGACAGTTCATTCGCCAATACAAAATCAGGCTCTGCGTCAGCACAGGACGCTAATGGCAAAGGTGATTTTTTCTATGCCCCACCGGCAAATCATTTAGCACTCTGCTCTGACAACCTCAGTAACCCTAGCATCGCTGATCCTACGGCTCACTTCGATACCAAACTCTACACCGGCACAGGTGCGGAACTCGCAGTCACCGGCTTAAATTTCTCACCGGGCCTAACGTGGATCAAGACCCGCGCTTTGACTTACAACCATCGTGTCTTCGATGTTGTTCGTGGCGTCACAAAAGAACTCTACCCAAACACGACTGGCGCTGAAGTCACAGACGATGCTCAAACTCTGAAATCTTTTGACAGCAATGGCTTTACTTTAGGTACATCTAGCGGTGTAAACCCATCAAGCACGATGGCCTCATGGAATTGGAAAGCAGGAGGCACAGCATCCTCTAACACTGACGGCACGATTACCAGTTCAGTAAGTGCGAATCCTACGGCTGGATTCAGTGTGCTAACTTATACAGGAAATAATACGGCAGGTGCAACAATAGGTCATGGACTTGGTTCTGTTCCTGAGTTAATTATTACAAAAGGTCGCACCGCTTCTGCATCAGCGCATTCCGACGACTGGTTTGTTTACTTAGAAAAAAAAGGAGCAAATGCAGCATTAAAGTTAAATTCAGATGCAACGCCAGTAACTTCAGCAACACAATATTGGAATAATACATCGCCAACATCTTCTGTATTTTCAGTATCAAATGACACAGTTACAAACGAAAACTCAAGAAGCTATGTAGCCTATTGCTTTAGTTCCGTAGAAGGCTACAGCAAGGTAGGTAGTTACGTTGGAAACGATCAAAATCCTAATGGGCCATTTATTTACATGGGTTTTAAACCTGCTTTCCTTATGATTAAAGCATTGGATAGAAGTGATGACTGGATTATCGTAGATAACAAAAGAGATTCATACAATATTGTAACAAGAAAATTAAATCCAAACACTGCTGGCGCTGAAATAACCAACCATGCGATTGTAGATTTTGTTTCTAATGGATTCAAAATTAAAGACAATAGCGACAAGGTAAATCTACTTAATAGTAATTATCTTTATTTGGCTTTTGCAGAATCACCATTCAAATACTCTAACGCGAGGTAATTTCGTATGTGGTATTCAGAAACATTTGGAACAATTAAAACGCCACGCTCAATCACGCTCGATGGAATCACGCATCCCTCGGCAGTTTTTAGATCAATCGCAACTCTTGCGACGCTGGGCATTGCCCCGGCCCGTGTCGAGCGTGTCGATTCCCGATACGTCAACACTGGCGGTGAGTCCTACACACTTGCCGACGATGGCGAGTGGGTCATCAGTTACGCGACCACCGACAAGCCCGTCGATGAGGTGAAGGAACGAATCCTCGAGGACATCAAAATGTATGTCGGCGCTTTGTTAATGCCGAGTGACTGGCGTGTTATTCGGGCAAGCGAGTCGGGTGAGGCGCTAACCGGAGACTGGGCTACATGGCGAGCTGCCGTGCGGGAGAAGGGTAATTCCCTTGAAGCCGGCGTCCAGGCGTTTGCCTCCATCGAAGCCTGCCGTAATTGGGAGAACCACGCTTGCCAAGAAGAACGCAAGATCGTAACCACCGATGCGGAAGGCAACGAGACGATTACGGACGATACCGAGATCTTCGACAGAACTGTCAACAAGTCGCGCTGGGACTACCCGCTTGCGCCTGACGATACACCTGATCCGTTGCACGTTCGTTGGTTGTGAAAAAACTGATTGCAACATTGTTGATGCTGCCGATCTTTGCCGTGGCGCAACAGGCACCGCCTCCAGGCATCAAGGCGATAACCGTGCCGTTCCAAATCTTTTGCGCGGATAGTTTTGAATACGTCACGAAAGTCCTCAAAGCAGATTTTGGCGAGACAATCGTCGCAATGGGCTATCTTCGTGAAGGGCCAGAGCCAAAGACCATAGTCTGGTTTTCTAATAAAGAAAATACTCAAACAACCATCGTAATTACGAAAAAAACCAAGTATGACGAAACAGCCTGCATTGTTTGGTCGGGTCGATCCTCGATGGCGTTTAGTGTCAATCCTAATCCTGTCTTCCCGCCGGAACCTGTCGCAAAAGAAGGGGTCGAGATGTGATGGATGGCATGACTTATTTAATAGTGCGGGCATGAGGAATGGAGGCAGACAAGCCGGTAAGTATTTCAGATCGCACACAAGTTGGTTTACCCCTTCGCAATCTCATTGGACTAGCGTCGGCAGTAGCAATTGGCACCTGGGCTTGGTTCGGTCTTCAAGAAAAACTGAATCAACACGATATGCGGTTGACCCTGATGAGGGCCGAAGTGGATAGCAATAGCCAGTTTTCAGAACAGCTCAGTCGAGGGGAGATCAGCACGGCCTCATCTCAAGAGATGTATCTATTACTGGAGCATACGGCAGGTCAACTTAACCAACTTGAGAAAACGATATCTGACGGCAAAGCCGTATCAATAAATAAACAGCAAGAACTGACAATCAACTTTTTATCTTCGCGAGTCGATTCGCTTGAGGGCAAACTGGAAATGCTCAGAGACAAATACGCAGAGATGAAAGCTAACGGCAACGGGACGCATTAGTGGAAATTATTTTATTTACTCTTGTCCTATATATGAATGATCAGCCAAAAGAATGGATGTCGTATTGGGAAGATCCAGTGACAAAAGAATGGAGTGAAATGGGCTTGCCAGGATGCCTCGCAATGAAAAGAACGCTGAAACGGCAGGGATGGCACGACACAAAAGGCGGTCGCTACGCCTGTGAAAAACGGCGTGTCACAACCCGTGTTAATTGGGAAGGGCATACGGTCATCGACACACTGGGAGGAAAAGTGTGATTATTTTTGATTACGAACATTATCGTGGAAAGTATTGGGAGCATTTAAAGCGTGGGTGCTTTATCAGCGGTTTATTTATCGTTGCCGGATTGCTTGGCCTCGTTCATTCCGTTACCCGGTTTTTTCTTCCCCAGATTCTCAGTGAGGCCAACAAGCGGATCGGTCGGGAACTGGAACAAAAGTTTTGTGAGTGTCCTCCCGAATGAAAGCATTGCTACTCATACCCGCTGTTTTTCTTGCCGGCTGCTCTGCCCTTAAAACGGGTGGCGTTGCAGGCGTGAGTGCGGGCGTGGGTGGATTGGTCGGCGGGCCAGCCGGCGCTGCTGCCGGAGCTGCGGTTGGAGCGGGTGCAACGTCTTTATTAACGGCTGGCGTCAGCGGTGGTGAGTGCGATGCACCAGTTACAGGGTTCTGGCCTCTTATGGGTCAGGTTATCGAAACCGGCGGGTGGTTATTGGCGGGCATCATTATCATTCCGCTCGTAATGGGATATTTGATTCCAAATGGATTGGTAAAAGTCAAAAAAGCAAATGGCTAAGAAAAGCGACAAAGACACTCAAAATCTGGAAAGCCAGTTAAAAGAACTGGATCGCAAGATGGCCGTGGCCTCTCGCCAACATCGGGCCGTTGAATGCCGAGAGAGTTTCTTGAAGTTCGTGAAGTTCACGATGCCTGACCCTGATGACCCAGACGATATAGAGAAATCCATGTTTAAGGATGCCAAGCATCACCGGGCTCTGGCCAAGGTGCTTGAAGAAGTCGAGAAGGGTCACATTCCCCGCTTGATCGTAACCCTGCCTCCCAGGCACGGTAAGAGCGAATTGATTTCGCGCCGGTTCATTTCATGGCTGATGGGTAAAGACGGATACCGTGACGTTATCTTTGCGACCTATAACGAGGACTTTGCTGCTGACTTCGGCTCAGATGTAAGGTCAATACAATCCTCGCCACAGTACAAGCAGGTCTTTCCCGGGTTCGCCTTCCGAAAGGGCGGGGCCAGTAAGAGCCGGATTCAATCTGAGGGTGGCGGTATGGCCGTCTTCGTCGGCCGTGGTGGATCGATCACGGGCCGTGGCGCCGACTTCCTCATTATCGATGACCCGATCAAAGATGCCGAGGAAGCGGGTTCGCCCACGATCCGGCAGAAACTCTATGAGTGGTTTACACAGGTTGCGATGACTCGCCTGATGACCGCATCGGCCAGTGTCATCATCGTTCATACGAGGTGGCATGAAGACGATCTGATTGGTCGCCTTACCGATCCAATGTCTCCGTATTACAACGAGGAAGAAGCAAGCAAGTGGAAAGTGATTAACCTGCCCGCGATGGCTGGTGACTCTGATCCACTGGGTAGAGAGAAGGGTGAGATTTTATGGCCCGAGCGTTTCGATAGAGAATTCCTTGAGGCGCAGAAAAGATTAGATCCCCGAGGTTTCAGTGCGCTCTATCAGCAGCAGCCAAGCCCCGAGGATGGTGACTTCTTCCGGCGCGAGTACATCAAGACTTACAACAAGAATCTAAGGCCCAAGAATCTCAGGATTTACGCAGCCTCAGATCACGCGATCGGCATAGACAAGACCCGTAATGATTACACAGTGATGATCGTCGTGGGTGTTGATGAGAATCAGGATATCTACGTCCTTGATGTCTGGTGGGAGATGGCCCCGGCTGATCGAGTGGTCAACGCGATGCTAAACCTCATGCGCCAATGGAAACCTTTGGTCTGGTGGGCAGAGAAGGGACACATCACGAAATCCATAGGCCCGTTTCTGCGAAAGCGGATGATTGAGGAAGGCGTGTACTGCGCTGTCGATGAAGTTACGCCGGTTGCCAATAAAGTGCAGCGGGCTCAGTCGATCCAAGGACGCATGGCGATGGGTAAAGTTTACTTTCCCACGGTCGCGCCCTGGATGGTTAAAGCGACAGACGAGCTGATGAAATTCCCTAATGCACGGCATGATGATTTTGTCGATGCGTTGTCATGGGTTGGAATGGGGTTGCAGCGACAGCACGGCCCCGGCGTTACTAAGAAGATAGAAATCTTGCCGAAGGTCGGGACGTTGGGATGGGTTAAATACGACAGCGACTACCGATCCCGTCAGGAACGGCGTAAAAAATCGGCAGTAGGATTCTAAAGAATGGCAGAAAACGAAGAAAAGATATGTCCTAAATGGCCTGAGTGCGGTTGTTCGTACCAAGGCGAACAGTGTGGGATGTCCATGCCGGTAAAGGAACCCGAGCGGGCGAGGATGAAACTCGTAAAGCAGGTTCTTGGCAAGGTCAAATCAGCCGAGAAGTTCCACGAAGCTGCGTTCAAGCAGATGAAAAGGGATATGGAACTTGCGTTTGATGGCCACGACTCCAACTGGTCGGATGAATGGTACACAGCCAACATCGTAAACCGGCACATTCAGCAGAGAACGGCTGCGCTCTACGCCAAGAATCCTAAAGCGACTGCAAAAAGACGCGAACGGATGGATTTTTCGATCTGGGATGAGGATAACAAGTCCTTGCAACGCGCCATGATGGGTGTCCAGGCAGCGAATCAGATGGGCGATCCGTCAGGTGGCGCTTTCGCGCCACAGTTAATCAAGGCCCAGTCCATTATGGAGGACTACTCGCAGGGTCAGGAACGCCGGAAGATGCTTGAACGGATCGGAAAGACCATGGAGATTCTTTTTTCCTATTTCATGGACGAGCAGAACCCGGATTTCAAGACGCAAGCCAAGGCTCTAGTGCGACGGGTCATCACGACTGGCTGCGGATTTGTAAAAATTGGCTTTCAGAGACAGATGGAGCGCCGTCCAGAGGTCGCAGCGCGGATAAACGACGTCACAGCGCAGATTAACCGGCTTCAACGCCTTGCTGGAGACATTGCCAAGGGCGATTTGAACGAAGGCGATGCCGAATTAGAAGAATTACGCTTAATGCTCGAATCTTTAATGTCCGAGCAGATGATGATCGTCCGCGAAGGGTTGATTTTCGACTTCCCAGAGCCGGATGCCATCATCGTTGACCCAATGGCGAGTCAACTGCGTGGTTTTGTTGGCGCAAAGTGGATCGCGCACAAAATGTACCTCTCACCTGATGAGGTGCAAGAAGTCTATGGGTACGATGTAAGTAAAAAGGCCATTCGTTACGATATGAAAGGTGTTGCGGAAGACCGGAAGATGTATTCAGACGTTACCGAGTTTGATGAACATCAGGATACCCGCACCAATCTGGTTTGCGTGTACGAAGTCTATGATAAGCCGTCCGGCCTGATGTACGTTGTCGCAGACGGTTGCCCCGACTTCCTGACTGACCCTATTGCACCGCCAATGAAAATTGAAACCTTCTGGCCGGTGATGTGTCTTACGTTTAACGAGTCAGAACACAAGGAAAAACTCTATCCGGTGTCTGATGTTGGACTGATCGCACCGATGCAGGCTGAGTACAACCGCGCTCGACAGGGATTGCGGGAGCATCGCCGAGCCAACCGGCCCAAGTATGCGACGGCAGCCGGGATGCTAGAGGACGAAGATCGCGCAAAACTTCAAATGCACCCCGCCAACGCGGTGCTTGAGTTACAGGCACTTGCAGCGGGCCAGAAGGTCACGGACGTACTTCAACCCGTGCCGATGATCGGGATCGACCCGAATCTGTACGAGGTCAAAACGATTTTTGATGACATTCAACTGGTGGTTGGAGCCCAGGAGGCCACATTCGGTGGCGTCTCCAAAGCGACCGCGACAGAGACGTCGATTGCTGAGAGTTCACGAATGTCCAGCATGGGCGCTAACGTCGATGAGCTGGATTCGTTTATGACGGAGATCGCCAGACTCTCTGGGCAAATTTTGTTACAGGAAATGTCGATAGAGCAGGTCAAGAACATTGCAGGCCCGGGAGCCACTTGGCCAGAGTTCTCTCACCAACAGATTCAAGAGGAGATTTATCTTGAGATCGAGGCGGGATCTACCGGCAAACCAAACCGAGCTGCTGAACTGGCAAACCTCGAAAGAATACTTCCGTTCCTATTACAGATGCCTGGGATCGACCCAGTGTGGCTGGTCAAAGAAGTGCTAAAACGCATGGATGACAAACTTGATATTGATAGGGCGATTAACGATGGAATGTTGAGTATTGCAGCGCAAAACTCGATTCAACAGGGACTGGCCGTAGGACAGGAAGTAGCAGCCAGCCCCGGAAACGAACCTTCACAACAGGGGCAACGTGGTGCTAACCAGTTGCCTGATCCGCGCCAACCCGAAGGTTCGACAGCACCAATGGGCGCCAACAATGTTTAATTTTGTCTAAAATGTCAGTCTAAGTGACTGACAATAATATACAATTCATACAGGAGTAGGGACGAATGGCCGAAAATGCCGTTGAAGAAGCACCAGAACCGTCCACTGGTGTATCGGACGTAGAAGCACAGCCCGTCGAAGCATCGCAGGTTGACCAATCACCGCCGTCCAGTGATGAGACTGAATCATCTGAGGATTTGCTGAGTGTTCTTGAGGACGTTGTAAAGCCGAAAGAAGACGATCCAGAGCCTACAGAGGAACAAGCGGAATCAGTCACCGCCATCGCAGATGATGAGTCGGAGCCTGTAGACGTTCGCCTTGAAGAATCCGGTGAAACCGATGACTTCAAAGACGTACCGTTTAACAAGCATCCACGATTTCGTCAGGTGATCCAAGAACGAAAGGAGTTCAAACAGCAAGCGGAAGATTACAGGGACAAAGCGGGACAGTTTGACCAAGTAATCGAGTTTATGAATCAGAACCAGTTGACGCCCGATGAAATGGCAGAAGGCATCAAGATCATGGCGCTGATGAAGAACGATCCGCTTGCAGCCAAAGAGGCTATGAAGCCTCATTTGGAGAATCTGGGACGCTATACCGGCGAGGTCTTGCCCGAAGATATCGAGTCAAGACTTAACGAGGGGTATATAGACCAAGATACGGCAGCAGAGTTAGCGCAGGCGCGAATGCAGACTGAGATGTTAAGAGGCCGAGAGGTCAATACGCATCAGCAGAGCGTCCAAGCGGAACAGTCCCGGATTCAGAACGCCGTTGTTTCATGGGAAAGCACGACAAGATCGACCGACCCTGATTTTGAGATGAAACAAACACTGATCTCTGATCGGGTAAGAGGCATGGTTGCAGAACGGGGCCAACCACGAACGGTTGATGAAGGGGTTTCGATGGCTAAAGAAGCGTATGAGTCCGTAAACGATCATTTACGCAAATTTAGCGTTGAACCCAAGCAGCCAGTCACCCCAGTCGGAGGCGGTAAGGTGAGCGGAACGCCAATCCCTGCTCCTGCGTCTCTAAAAGAGGCAATGGAACAGGCCGTAAGGCGATAACGCTCAATTTATCAACTCTTTTAAAGGGCTAATTAACGATGGCATTTTCAGCAGGCGAACTTGCGAACATTGCTAACGCTGCGCTCGACTTTTTTGTTGATCGTGGCGATGTACTGTCGCAAACCATCCAAAGCAAACCACTTCTCAAAGCCATGGACGGAAAAGCTAAAACTTTTCCGGGCGGTAAAGGTGATGTGAGTGTGGCTGTGAAGGGTGCGTACACCACAAGCGTTGCGGGTTACACACATAACGATACTGTTACGTATGCAAACCCCGCTAACATTGTCCGAGCGAACTACACCTGGCGTGAGCATCACGCTGGCATCTCGCTCACTCACACGGAACTAAAGCACGACGGTATCTCTGTTGTTGATACCGACGGCGCCGAAGTTTCACAGCACAGCAAGCGTGACATGACCATGCTGGCCAATCTTCTCGAGGACAAGCTCGAGGACATGATGGAAGGCTACGCACGGGGCATGAATACTCTCCTTTGGGGAGACGGCACCAGTGATGCGAAAGCAATCGCGGGTATCCGGGCGTTTGTGACCGACGATCCAACAACCGGCACGGTGGGTGGCATCAACCGTGCAACTTCCGGCAACGAATACTGGCGCAACCGTGCCAAGATCGGTGCCGGCAAGATCGCTGCATCTGCGGATCTGGTGGAGACTATCCACACAGAGATGAGGCAGTTGCGTCGGTACGGTGGTCGTCCAAACATTGCTCTTTGTGGCTCGACATTCCTTGACCGTCTGGTAAAGGAATTGAGAGATAAAGGCAATTACACCGAGTCGGGCTTTTCCAAAGGCGCCGATATCTCAATCGGGGAGATCAGTTACAACGGAATTAAATTCCAGTACGACCCCACGCTTGATGATTTGGGAACCTCTGGTTCGGGTGCAACTATCGTTGACTATCCGAAGCGTTGCTACATCCTCGACACCAACCATATCCATCTAATGTACATGGATGGCGAGAAGATGAAGCGCCACTCACCCACCCGCCCAGCGAACCAGTATGTGATGTATCGCGCAATCACGACCACAGCGGTTGTGTCTGCCAATATGCTGAATTGCAACGGCGTCTATCAGGTTGAGTAATCAGGCTCAAAAACCGGGAAAGGGCGGGGATCGTTCCCCGCCCAATCCTTCAACTCGCACACCCAAGCGTAAGAGGAAAAACTATGGAAATTTTTAGTGCTGAAGTGAATCTAGGTGGTGACATCAGGAACAGCGTTGTTATTCATCTGTTGACCGTGCCTGAGTTAGAAGTATTAAGACGAGTGCATGGACATGACGCGATCTGGAATATCTCCAAGACCGGAGAAGATGCCACGATTGATAATGATCGTGAACGAGAGACGCTGCAACTCAAATATGGGCCAGATGTTGTAAGTACGACGTTTGGGCCATACGGCCAGTTACCCACCAAAGTGACTGAACTAAAAATACCGGAAGCACAGGTTAAATCTCTCCAAGTGCCAGCCGTCACGGCAGGCATCGAGAGAAAGTCGGCAGTTTCCTAACGAGGACAGCGCATGGCTAGAGGAACAACACTAAATTCCTTAATTGAACAGTTAAGGGCAGAGGCAGGTTATTCCTTATCGGTAAGCCTTGGCGCTGCGAATCGTGACGTACTAAAAAATCTGTTGCAAAGGACACAGAGACGGCTATGGGAAGACTTCTCATGGCCGTTCTTGCGCGTCAAAAGCGACATCGCAGCATCTTCCGCGCTGCGTTATTACAACCTGCCGTCGAACATAGACATTGACCGTATAGAGCGGGTCGAGTTCAAGGATGGCGGTTACTGGACGCCACTCGAGTACGGGATCGGCCCGCACCAGTTGGCCGAACACGATAGCGATGAATCCGAGAAGGGGTGGCCTGTCAGGAACTGGGAGATTTACTCAGACACCCAGTTTGAGGTTTGGCCCGTTCCGAATACAAACGGAACGCCCTCCGACCTTGACGGTTACTTCCGAATCATCGGCACTAAGAATCTCTCTGCCCTTGTTGATGGATCTGATACCGCTGATCTGGACGATCATCTGCTGGTGCTTTTCGCTGCTGCGGAAATCCTAGCCAGAAATAAAAGCGGTGATGCTGACGTCAAGTTCCAGCAAGCACAGGCCCATTACGCACGGATCAAGGCCCGAGTATCAAAAAGTAACACCTTTGTCATGGGCGCTTCTCCAGCAGCACGGCAACCCCGATTGAAAGGGGCGATTATTACCTGATGCCTTATATCGTCGTTGAAAATTTCAAAGGTGGTATCGATGGGCGTCGGATGGATGTTACCGCCACCCCAGGCACGTTGACGGAGTTAAAGAACGCGCATATCACCCGTGGTGGTGAGATCGAAAAGCGACCAGCCTTCGTGGAGTTATGTACCTTGCCGACTGATACCTCTGGGCTGGCAGCATCGGCAGATACACTGTTCACCTTTGGATCAGTTGCATCTGTCAGTCTACCGTCTGGCGCTCCGTCCAATCTGACTTATCAACGACTGGTGCATCCGACGAATAGCAGCACCGCGCTATCGCGGGTCGCAGACGTAGAGATCTATTCCGGCAAGACATACGCCGTCGCAGAGTTTGCTGACGGCTCTTTGAATCATTACTACAACACTTCCCGCGTGACCCAGTTGTTTGATGGTCGCGCCTCTGGGCAGTACACCATCACGGGTGGCACAAAAGGTGCAATCACCAGTATCACTGTGAACGGTGTCGAGGCTCTGGGATCGAGTGTCCAGATGGCCTACACCGAAGCGACGTTTACTGGGGGCGGTGGGAGTGGTGCAACATCAACAGTGACCCTCTCAAGCGGTGCTGTCAGCTCGATTGCTGTAAACGATGGCGGGTCGGGATATTCGACTGTGCCGACAGTCGTGATTTCTGGCGGGGGTGGCAACAGCGCCACGGCGACAGCAACCATCTCGGCGCAAGTGGCCTCCGTGACAGTCACAAACGGGGGCAGCGGTTATTCGAGCTCGCCCACGGTGGGCTTTTCTGGCGGGGGCGGGTCTGGTGCGACAGCCACGGCAAATCTCTCTGCGGGCGCGGTGTCTTCACTAACGATTACGAGTGGTGGATCGGGGTATTCAAGTGCGCCGACGGTTTCCTTTTCTGGTGGCGGTGGTTCCAGTGCAGCCGGTACGGCCGTCCTGGGGTCAGGCTCGATTGCATCAATTTCTGTGACGGGCGGGGGCAGCGGTTATGCCAACGACAGCACGACGTCTTTCGCAACCAAGGTAGCGTCGCAACTCGATACTTTTTCAAGCAGCCCAGAATACAGTGGAGCCGATGCCGGAAGCAAGGTTCACGTTCTCGCTGCTGCCAGTGGAACAGGATCGAACGGATTTTCAATAGTAATGACTGTTGCTGCCGGGACTGCATCCGGCTACGACATTACCTCAAGCGGAACGTCCGCTGTCGGGGGCAGTTCAACGACCTATACCACCTCAATGAGCGGAGGCGGTTCGTCTGGAGGAACGTACACCCCAGGTGAATTTGTCTGGACGTCTGGCAATAAGGTTTACCAATTGTCAGAGTCCGTCATGTTCTTCAGTGGTATCGACTCTCCGACTGAGTGGCTTGATGCCAGTATCGGCGCAGGGTTCATTAATATGTCGAATCAGGCAGCGGGTTCTGAGAAGTTAAAGGCGATGGCCAACTACTACCAGAACGCTGCCATTTTCTCTGAACGTGCTGTACAGATCTGGTTCATCGACCCTGACCCTGATAAAAACTCCCAGTTACAGGTGCTTTCCAATACCGGCACAATAGCAGGCCATAGCGTTGTTCAGTTTGGCGATAACGACGTCTTTTATCTCTCGGAAACGGGGGTACGTTCTCTGCGGGCGCGTGACTCATCCAACGCTGCTTTCGTCGGCGATGTGGGCAATCCTATTGATGACATCATTCGGGCAGAGATACAGGCAAGTAGAAGTAATGCTGTAATTGCAAAAGGGGTGATCGAGCCGAGGGAAGGCCGGTACTGGTTAGCCATCGGCACCAAGATATACGTCTTCTCCTACTTCCCTGGGTCAAAGGTGCAGGCATGGTCAACCTATGAGCCGGGATTCACGGTAGACGCCTTCGCAGTACAGGGCGAGAAACTTTATGTGCGCGATACCGCAAACAAACTTTATCTTTATGGCGGGACAACAGGAACAACCTACGATTCCTCGACTGTTACCGCGACGATCCCATTCCTTGATGCTGGTTCACCGGCAACGACCAAAGCGTATTCGGCTATAGACCTTGCTTGCGATGGCGTCTGGGCCGTCAACGTCGCTACCGATCCGCGAGATATTACCAAGACTGAACTGATTGCCACGGTGCCGGACACGACTTACGGCATGGGGTCGGCAGCCTTCCAGGGCTTGTCTACGCATATCGGACTGAAACTAACCAACACTGATCCCGGGTCGGCCAAAGTGGCCAACTTGGTTGTTCATTACCAGAGCGCACAGGCCGACTGATGATTCTTGAGCCAATAACTCCAAACGACGTTTTTGATGTTGCTTATCGGATGCGGGATCAGGACTTTGAAGAGATTCGCCTGCCATACCGTTCAGAGAGTCGTAGAAAAGTCGCCACGATCTTGATGGACAACTTAACTGGGTATTACGCCGATGGCTGGACAATGTGCAACGACCGGGGAAAGCGTGTCGCGATCTGTGGTTGGTCACGTTATCCAGAGAAGCTGACGCGGGCCAAGGTCGGATTTTTCGCAACAGATGACTTTAATAGGATGCGCTACACGATCACGAAAACGATTCGAGAAAACTTGGATCACTGGGCGCAGCAGCGTGATGTTGTTCAGATGGATTGCCAGTCTCTTGAAGACTATGACGACGCGCACAAGTGGATTGAATTCTTTGGTTTTAAGCGTGGTGATGTGTTGCCCGATTGGCGGGACACAGGCCATAACTACATTAACTTTTCAAAACAGATAGCAATTCTTTAGAGGATAGAGATATGTGTGATCCAGTAACAGCATTAATCACAACCGCTCAATTTATTGGTGCAAACGCTCCAGCACTAATTGCAGCAACAGGAGCAGCAGTATCGGGTGCTACTTATGAGGAAGGGCGTAAGGGCGCCCATAGAGCAAGAGAGGCGGGGAAGGCTGCACAGAGTACTGCAACGGATCAGTACAACGAGCAAACAAAGATCAGTCAGGATCGCTATACAGCGCAACAGGACTTAATGGAAGCTGAGAGAGTACGGGTAGCGGAACGAGAGGCTGCTATGGAAGCAGAACGCACAAGAATGAGGGACGAAGAACAGCAAAGGCAGAACCGAATTGCTGGAGGGCGATCCGCTGTATCTGATGTTTTTGGCCAGACCTTCAATCCGGACTTTTACGACAAGCAGCAGCAGGCTTTCTTGGATTTCCAAAATCCACAACTGGAAGACCAATATAAAGATGCCGGATCAGAACTGTTGTTCGCTCTCACCAGAACTGGGCTCGGGCAATCCTCTGCGATGAACAAACGTCAGGCGAAACTGTCTGACACTTACACACAGGCCGGTCAGGATATTGTGGATGAGGGAGCCAGAAGAAGGGCGCAGACTGAAGCAGCCGTCAATCAACAGAAGCAAATGCTGATGGGGCAGGCTGAAGCAGCGCACGATCCTTCCTATATGCGGGGTCTGGCGCAATCCCAGTCTGCATCGTTGGCTGCACCTCAATCCTTGTCAAACCTTGGGGACGTTTTTGCAACTGCGCTCTCTGGGATCACCAGCGCATACGATCAGGAAAGACGAAAAACGGCTATCGCTGACAGGATGCGCCGAGCTTCCGAATACGGGATCAGTGGTGAAGGCCCAACAAATATCGTGAGTTAGGAGGAAGGGTTATGAGTATTAACTGGAATTCGTTGTTTCAGAATTTAGGCGCCCTCGCTCCTCAAATCGCGAATTTCGCGAGTGCAGCTCGAGGCCCGATAGGTCTTGGCATGATGGGTGGGGGCTTCGCTAGTGCGCTTAAAGGGCAGCAACAGGAATACGATGCCTGGAGGCGTAAATATGATGATGAACGACGCTTGATGGAAGAAGCAAATCTGGGGCGTCACAATCAATTTATGGCCAAAAAAGCCTTGCGTGATGATGAGATCGCACGGCAGGCAGGTATCCAACAACAGAGCGAGGCGTTATTCGATCAATCTTTGCAGCGACAAAAATCAATGGACTCGGAAATTGAGGCCCGCATGAAAGACACGCTGGCACAGTACGCAGATATTCCGGCAGCGCCGATACCTAAAACACAAGGCGCGACAGAGGCGCCCAAGGTCGTGGCCGAAAATCTCAACAAGCAGATGGCAGATCAGGCTGCGAGAAATCAGTCCAGGTCGCAGGCCAGAGCGCAGGTACTCGCTCCCGGCTTTGCGTTAGCCAATGCAGGTTTACAGGCCGGCGACATTAACAATGCGCTCCAATCTACTGCTGCTCAAAGTCAGAGAAGCGGGCGGGTTGCCGACATTGAACAGCAGATGTTTAATCCGGTTCCGCTGTACCCGACCTCTGAGACAGGCATCGACCCACGGGCTGATATCAACAAACTGATCGGCTCCACGATGTTCAATATGGGTAATCAGATCAGGCCATCGTTCAGCGATATGTTTGGCTCAATGTTCCCTTCCAGTAACACCCGTCAACCAACGCCTCGACCGTGGTCTTCAGTTTACGGGAACACTTACAACACTCGACCGAGATAACGGCAATGGCTAAGTACACAACATTCTCACCGCTGTATAACAACACCGGACTCGGAGCTGCTGCGAAAAACTTTCAAAGCACGATGTTTGGAGGTGGTGGAGGTGGCGCATCAGAACTTGACCCCTCGCAGATTTACGCTAACGAGCAGTTGGCTGAACAGCGAAAGAGGGTAGCAGCACAACAACAGTTTGAGACAGGCCAATGGAGGGATAGATTTAATCAGCCAAATGCTTCCCCGACATTGTTCGGCAGTAATTATGCTCAAGAGCAAGCAGGGCTGAGTCACATAACAGGCAGAGATATGTTGTTGCGGGGAACCCCTTATGCCAATCAACCAGCAACAGGAATCTCTAGCGCAATGGCGGGAGCGCCTTTAGCGCAGAGCCCAGATGGCACACCCGTTTCAAATGCCATGCTGCCACAGCCAATCACATCCGAAGCAGACTGGCAACGGGTTGGATACCTTATGGGTCGAAACCAGATGGATACAGGTGGATGGTCGGCCGGGACTCGTCAAGACAATTTCGATGCAAGTTTGGCCAATAATTTAGAAAAACAGGCTCTTGCAGATAAAGGCGCAATGGCACGACAGCGAGTGGTTACAGACGGCGCAAATGAGAAACAACGAATCGCAGATACAGGCTCAATGGCTCGGCAGCAACAGTCGGACGAATCATCAGAAACGCGACAGTCCGGCGTGAACGTAACAAACGAATTCAGCAATCAGGGTGTTCTTTCTCCAAGCGCATCCAGACAACTGATTCCTGATTACCAGTCCATGACGCCGGAAGATTTATCAGCGTTAGGGTATCAAAGGGTCGGCAATGGTCTTAGATCATTAAGCACAAGCAGGTATGACTGGACACTTTCTGAGCAAGTTGCATCAGGAAGAAACATTAATTCGTACTTCAAAGGTCAGTCAGAAGAAACGCAAGGCTTGGCACAGTTAATTCCAGACAGTGTATTGGATTCTTTTCAGACAGATATCGCAGCCGAATTTAAAAGAACGGGTGATAACAAAAAAGCGGTCGATCAGATAATGGGGTCAGAGTTTGATGGCGGTGTGACTTTAATTGAAGAAGCCGACGGTTCTTTTGGAGGGGAAGATACAGCGATCTCTACTAAACAATTAAAAGAAGCGAGCAAGCATTTTAGGGCATGGGCCACTAAAGGAGAAGCCGCACAAGGACGGACGATAGTTGCTGGTTGGTTGAAATCACTGGGCTATCCAGAGAAGCACATTAACAGCATTATGCACCATATAGAAAATAACTAATGGCGAGACTGAGCCTTTATGACGGCCTTTATATGCCGTCAAATACGCTTGAACCTGTCGATGATCTCGACTCGCAGAATTCAACAAACCTAAGAATTTATGACGGCCTTTATATGCCGTCAAATACGGTGCTTGATGCCCCGCAGGCGATTGATACGCTTGAACCTGTCGATGATCTCGACTCGCAGAATTCAACAAACCTAAGAATTTATGACGGTCTATTTTCCCCACCCGTCATCACCCCGGCCATCGGTGACGAAGAAGAAGCAGACGAACTGCTAGTGGCGCCATCGGTTGAGCAGGTACAGCCGGAAACTACTGCGCCGATAACTACATCTGCAATAGATCCAGCCCCAGAGAAAGGATTGTTTGACTCTGCGATTGACTCTTTCATGGGTGTAGATAACGTCAGGCAGGGTATCGCGAAAAATTGGCGCGAGGCCGAGAGTCTTGGGGATTACCTCTATCCAGAAACTTTAAGAGACATAGATCGACGAGATTTCGAGGATTATGGAAAGCCACTAGCAGAGGCAGTTAAGTCTGTTCCAGACCTCGCGCAGCAAACGGCAGGCGGTCTGATGCAATACGGAGCCTCCGGCGCGAACGAAGATTACAAGATTGGGGAAAATTACGCTCTTTATCGTTTAGGACAATTATGGAAACCCGCTGTTGAAAAGAAAGGTGCTGAACTAGCGGAAACAGCAGCCAAGGAGCTGAAAAAAAGCGGTGAGCAGTTTGAGCCCGGATCGCGAGGCCACTACGTTTACCAGATCGCGCTGCAAACAGGAAATATGATCCCGGCGGTTGCTGTAACAGTTGCTACGAGAAATCCAAACCTCGGCGCAACGATCATGGGTACTCAAGCGTTTTCGCTCAAATATGACGAGTCAATCAGAGTAGACGGACGAACCCACGATCAGGCTACCGTGGACGGTTTAGTGTTCGGGTTATCCGAATTGCTGACAGAGAGAATTCCTCTTGGGATTATCACCAAAGAAGGTGGCACGTTCGTCTGGCGTGTTGCTAAAGGTGCAGCAGCAGAGGGTATTCAAGAGCCTGTAAACCAAATTATTCAAAACCTGTACGACGTCGGTGTTCTCGACAAGAAGATGACGTTAGATCAGGCGATACACGAAATAAAAGAGGCAGCCAAGATCGGCGGTGGCACAGGTGCCGTCCTTGCTGCCCTTACCCATGTGTTCGTCAGAAAGCGCGGTGGCGTAACGCCTCCGACCGGAGATCGCCTATCTGATGATATGCCGGACGGAACACAAGAAGAACGAGACGCAACAGCAGCGTTTGTAGACGCAGAACTGGAGAAAGGACGAGAACAGCCTGCTCCATCACAGCCCGTAGGGCAAGGCATTACTTCCGTATTAGGCGCTGAACAGCGTACCGTTAAGACACAGGCCGGTACGGCCGTCGATGTTTTACCGGAGGTTATCGATGCAGCAAATCTAATACCCGCCGATGCAGAGTTACAGCCACGGGATCGGGATCGCGCAGCGATGGAATCTCAGATAACGCGGATCGCGTCCGAGCTTGATCCAAACCAGTTGGGCCTGCAACCCGACGCGGATCGGGGCGCTCCGATCATTGGCCCGGACAACACAATCGAATCCGGCAATGGCCGAGTAATGGCCATAACGATGGCGCAAAAGCAGTTCCCAGAACGGTTCGAGGCGTATAAGAACTTCCTTGAGGAACAGGGCTACGACCGCGATCAGTTAGACCAGATGCAGGTGCCGGTACTGGTGCAGAGACGCACGACCGAGATGAGTCAGGACGAGCGGATGCGGTTCGCGCAAGAGGCCAACGCTGCCACACTGGCCAAGTTATCTGCGACCGAGCAGGCCAAGGTAGATTCCTCACGCCTGACGCCGGCCGTTATCGCGCAGTTGCAGACAGATGATCTCAATGCTGCTGCAAACCGTGATTTCGTCAAGTCGGCCATCGAGGTACTGGCGCCCACGGCAGAGGAAAAGAATGTCCTCGTAGACAAGAGCGGGGCGCTCTCCAAGGAAGGTTTAAGTCGTGTCAAAGGCGCGGTACTGGCAAACGCATACCCCAATCAGGAAGGGCTGCTCGAGCAGCAGCTTGAATCGACGGACGAGGACACCAGAGCCGTGTCCCAGGCATTGCTGAACGCAGCGCCACGGATCGTGCAGACTCGCGATCTTCTACCCGAGGATCGGCGTGAGCAATATGAGATTGCCGATGATCTGGTGGAGGCAGCGCAGGCGCTTGCCGATATGAAAAGCAAAGGCATGAGTCTTTCCGACTACCTCAACCAGTCTGATATTTTTGGAACGAATGAAAACGCACTCGCGATCTTGACGGCGTTTTTAAACCCAAACAATGACCGCGCTGCGGGCGTAGACAAGATAAAAGAGTTTATAAACGATTATCTGGCCGTTGTGCCGACCGAGCGCACTGCCACGCTTTTTGGCGATAAGCCGATGAGCAAGGCCGACATTCTTGATTTTGCATTAAAACGGCACAAGGAACGCTTTGGTAAGCCGGCCGAGCAGAAGGGATTATTCAATCCTGCTGGGCAGTCCACCACAAGTCAGCCAGAGCCGAAGCCAGAAACAAAGCCGGACGTTTTTACCCCACAACAGTTTTACGATGGCCCGCCATTAAAGTCTGGCAAAGAAGCGTTTGACGTTTTAACTAAAGAGCGAAACAAGCGTAAGTCGGCCGACCCCGGGGAATTTTTCACGATTGAGGTTCCGCTTGGGGATCAGAAGGTTACTGCAACATGGGTCAGCGGTAAGACGAACTGGCGTGTTGATGGCGTGATCGTTAGCGTCAAAGTCGTCAAGGAAATGACGCTTGAGCCGGTCAAAAAGCCAGCGACGAAAATGTTTACCCCACAACAGTTTTACGATGGCCCGCCACTAACGTCTGGCAAAAGAGTCGTTACTGTTTTACAAAGAGAGATGTATCAACGATCGATACTACAAGGCCAAGAAAACTTTACGCTTGAAGTTCCGTTTGGGGATAAGAAGGTCACTTTAACAGATATAACAAGCGATCACAGTAAAGTTGGACAACACCGACAGTCTGAACGGCAATACCACGTTGATGGCTCCCCCGCCACCGAAAGCAGCATTCAAGAGATGACCCTAAAGCCGGCCAAGAAGGCAGTGGCAAAAAAGAAGGTAGCGCCACAACGGGCCAAAGAGATTAATTTCTGGCGCAGCTCT